TTTTAAATTCTTTTTTAGAAATTATGAAAGTCAATATATGCCAAATGGTGTTTTTGCCTTTAAAACAATTCAATTAGCTTATAATCAAACATTAAAAAGTAATCCAAATTGTTTAAAAAGTTTAACTTTCTCTGGTGTAAATAGTCACATAAAAATTACGGACAAAGAGATTGATTTATTAAAAAAATATTTACCTTCTGACGTGCAACAAAAAGAAGTAATTCATACTTTATTTTTTATTGCACAAAATCCCAATAAAAAAATATTTGGATTAGGTAGAAAAGATTATATATTTGACCAGATACGAAATATTACGAATTTAAAATTTGAGAGTAATTAATGAATGATGTAATCCCTACAAAAGAAACATTACAAAAAGGTAACTATCAACATCAAGAAACAGCTAAAGCAGGTGTTTTTGTTTTACGAAATGTTTATTCTGATTTATTGGAACGTTACTTTCATAGAAAAAATATAACAAGTGAACAATATTCTGCAGGTAAACATTATGTTCAAAATTATGTATTAGGACATTCTCACCCTAGTATTATTTCTAGCTATAAAGAGAGATCAACGTCTAATAATAATATAATTATATCTGACGTTATCTTAACCAATAAACAAAAATATAATGAAGCCAGAAAACACATTCCTTACAAATTACTTAAATTTTTTGAATACGCTGTATTAGACGATATGCCATTACAAGACGCTAATAAAAAAACATTACGCTTAACCAATAAAAAAGCACCTTTTAAAAAGTTTAAGCTCTGTTTAGATATTTTAGCTTATCATTATGGTTATGTAAGATAAGTTTATAATATTTTTTTATTAAAATCTTAAATCAATATGTTCTTTTATATTCCAATTATAAGAAGCCTTCCAATTGCCATTACGCCATTCATCTAATTTAATTTTTATTGTATTTATATTATATTTCTTTTTATTATTTTTTTCCTTATAAAAAGTAGTTGTTTCCTGATTTTCAGCAGGTATATTATCTAAAAATTTATTTATTAATTTATGTATATAATCTGGTAAATCTTTAGTAATGTCTTTATTTTTCATATTTTTAAAAGTTTTATCTTCAATACAAATTATTAAATTATATTCTAAAATTTTATCAACCATTATTCTTCTCCGTTATAAATTAACTGCTCTAATTCATCTTGAGAATTTTTATCTAATAATCCATAATGAATTTTTGAATCTCTTAAATCTTCAAGATAAAATTTTTTTTCAGAGCTTTCTGCTGAACAACTAGCAACCAACTCCATTTTTTTATTTGTTTCTAAATATCTATTCAGAAAATCAACTGTAATATTTAAATTATATAAATCTTTTTCCCAAATAAATTCTATTTCCTCATAAGGTTTATACCAATCTTCCATTTTTTTATTCTCCATTGTTTTTTTATAATTCTGACTCACTATATCCAAAGCCTATAAAATATGTCTCTATAGGCTTTAAATTCGTTTTAAAAGGGTATCTATACGATATATACAAGTATAAATAAACTTGTTAATACAAATACCAATTCTGCAATCTGTAATTTAGTCATTATGCTATATCTCCATCTATATAAACTAATTCAAATTTATAGTTCTGATATGCACAATATCCGACCAATAAATAAGTTATTTTTTCATCAGGGTGATTGTCATTAATAAAAATACAGTTTTTTTCTATACTACATACATCTTTATAATTTTGATCTGTAAAACTTAAAAAATTATCAGATGAAGAGGTTATTTGTGATGCTGTTACACTAGATATAAAACTCACTAGCCAAACATCTTTTGTATAATTATTATTTTTATATTTCCATTTTTTTTGTAATTCTAAATTATTCATTATGTTATATCTCCATTTTTATATTTATTAATGTAAAGGGTACGCTATATCAGAAACTTTACTATCCCAACATTTACGACAATTTAAACACGCACCACCTTGTTTAATAGCAGGACATAACCACGAATTACCAATAAATTTATTATCAGTTATGACGCTAGAGGTATTCTTAAAAGTTTCATTCCTTAATTTACCATTTTTCATAGGTGCTGATATTCTAAAAACAAGATTATTTGGTATCTTTAAACCTTCTTTTTTAGCTTGATTTATAAATCCAATTTCACGTGTAGGAATCCAGAATTTAGTTTTAGGTGATAATTTAGCAACTTTAACAATCTTTTTTAAATGATCATAGCTTTGTAAATCGCCAGATGAATGAAACCGCATAAACTTAATTTTATAATGTTTTATTTGAAACGCTATACCTTCTGACCATAAAGGATTATTAAGACTTTTTAAATGTTTTTCATGAGATTTACCAATAGAACCATTTTTATATCTTAAATAATTTCCCTTTTGTGCATAACAACCTTGACAAGTTGAACCTTCAATTTTAATTAACTTAGAGCCTTTTTTACAATTCCATGCCGATAAATCATAGGTATATTCTGGCATTTTAGAATTCTTATTAGTAACTCCACCGCCTGTAACTTCTTTAGCTTCTTTAAGTGTTGTAATCATTTTTTACACTCCTATAAATTGAAAATATAAATAAATTGAAATTAGTACGATAAATAAATATATATAATCTTGTTTAGTCACTTATATAACCTCCTAATTCAGATGGTAATGTTCTTATAAATTCATTATTATTGTGAAAGTATTCATAATTTACATATTCATTTTTAAAATTTACTTTTATATTTTTTTCCTTCAGTAAATTTATTAACTTTGTAAGGTCGCAATCTTCCTCAAGATAAAAACAGGCTTCAGCAGTATTATAAAAACTAAAATCTGAAAAACTAGTTAAAGGTATATTAAATCCTATTAAATCATATTTGCTGATTTTACCATATCCATGAGACTCATTGTCATAATGTTTTAAAGTTATTTCTTGCATTTTTAACACTCCATTTTGTTAGTTATATATATTAATTATCATTTAAAGAAAACTATTGCAAGTAAAAAATATCAAAAAAAGAAAAAAAATACTTTACATATATATAATATTATCTTATTTTGATACTATATTAACTTATGGAGGTTCTAATATGAACGATTACAAAAAAGAAGAAATTAAAGAATACTTTAATAACTTTATAAAAGAAAATGATGAAGCTATAATTGAGGATAATTATTTTTATGATGATATACATCATCATTGCTTCAATACTGACTATTACATTATCGGCACTGATAAAGCTAAAAAATGGCTAGGCGATGAAACATTAAATATTATTAATTTTATAAAAGAATATGAGCAGTTTCATTTTGGAGAAGTAACAACTGACTTAACAGATCCTGAAAAAATTGTTAATACGTACGTTTACATAATCGGTGAAGAAATTGTGAACGATTGGAAAGAAAATATTGACGATGATATACAATATTTAACAGTTCAGTCATTTAGATGGTTTTTAAATAGTGTTAATAAAAATTATTTAGCTGTATAATATTAAATATATAATAATAATTAAAGGGCTTTTAATAAGCCCTTTTTTTATGCAATTAAATAATTATATTGATAAAATAAACGAATTGATTATTAATAATAACAATAGTTTAGGGATTTAATTATATGAAAAAAGCAGGGCAACCAGAGAACAACACGCCAAAAACAGAAAATACACCAATAAAAAAAAGGCGTGGGCGTCCAGTCGGCAGTAAGTCGAAAGGATCACCGAAAGTTATTGCACAAAACATACTCAAAAGACAATTAAGCCACGCCTTAAACAGCATGAGTGAAAGAAGGGATAAACCGCTCCACGAATTAATAGACAACTATTTAACAGAGGATATAGGAAACATTCAGAAGTTTAGCTTTTTATTTCCAAAGGAAAGTAATATTGATTTAAAAGGCGGTGGCTCTCTCTTTTCTAATACATTAACAGAAATATCTCATAGAATAAAAGAATATAAAAGCACCCCAATAAAAGACGCTGACGTTGTTACAATAGATAATAATACTAAGGATATAGAGAGCGATTAAATCCCCCCCCTTATTTTTTGCCGACCCCTCTACCTGTATATAAATATACCCCCCTCTCAAAAAAAAATTCCATATATGGTGCTGCAAAAAAAAATTTTTCTATATATTGACAAGTCTTGAGAAATCACGAACAATGCAATCATATGAAATAATTATGTTGTTTTAGAACAACTATCTCCCCTTAACATAATATCGTTCAAAAAAAATTATTTCATTACTGAAAAGGGAAGGGTACGTTTTAATTCCATTTTTCGTACCCTTTTTTTTAAAACAGACATAATGAGTCAGAATGAGTAAAGAACAACTATCAGATATATTAGCAGAACTAGCATTAGACCCAGTTATGTTTGTTGAAACAATGCTACAAGTAAAACCTGAAAAATGGCAAAGAGAATTTTTACAAAACGTCATGCAGAACCCAAGATGTGCTGTCAAGTCAGGGCATGGCGTAGGTAAGACAGCAGTTTTATCTTGGTTGATATTGTGGTGGGTATTTACACGACACCCTTGCAAGGTTGTTTGCACAGCCAATACTGCCCACCAATTATCAGATGTTCTATGGGCTGAAGCTCAAAAATGGGCAAGACGTTTGCCTGAGAGCTTTTATTCGCAAATGGATATGAAATCCGACAAAATTAATATTGCAGGTTCGACAGACTCGTATGCTGTGGCTCGTGTGTCTCGTAGAGAAAACCCAGAAGCCTTACAAGGTTTCCATTCTGAAAACCTCTTGTTTATTATTGATGAGGCATCAGGGGTAGATGATAAGATATTTGAGGTAGGTGAAGGTTCGCTATCAACACCAGATGCTAAAGTTGTTATGACTGGCAACCCTACTCGTACATCAGGTTATTTTTTTAATGCGTTTCATGCAATGCGTGATCGCTGGACTAAAATGACTGTAAGCTGTGCTGACTCAACACAAGTATCAAAAGAATTTATTGAAGATATGAACTTAAAATATGGCACTGACTCAAACGTATATAGAGTTAGGGTACTTGGTGAGTTTCCAAAAGCAGAAGATGACACTGTTATACCTCTTTATATGGTAGAAAGCTCTATAGACAGAGATATATCAGTTGACCCCTATGAACCTGTCGTTTGGGGTTTAGATGTCGCCAATTTTGGCTCGGACAGAACGGCATTGTGTAAAAGACGTGGTGCTGAGTTAATAGAGCCTGTACGAACATGGCAAGGTAAAGACCTAATGGAAACAGTAGGTATTGTTATGAATGAGTACGAAATATGTAATTATAAGGACAAACCAACGGATATAATGGTAGATAGTATAGGTATCGGTTCTGGAGTAGCGTCAAGGCTAACCGAATTGGATTTGCCTGCCAGACCCATACAGGTTTCAGAAAGTCCTGCTCTAAAAACAAAATATATGCGATTGCGAGACGAGCTATGGTTTAGAGCAAGAGAATGGTTTGAAGGGCGTGATGTACGCATTATGCAAGATGATAAATTAATAGAAGAACTAATAGCTCCTCGTTTTAAATTTACATCTAACGGAAAAATAAAAGTTGAAGCCAAAGATGAGTTTAAAAAAAGATTAGGTGGTCGTAGCTGTGACTTAGCTGATGCCTTTTGCCTAACCTTTGCACAACAAGCCTTTACAGCTTCTGCTCGTGGAGGTCATACGCATTGGAATAAACCAATACAATATAAGGACAGTTCATGGATTACTTAGACGAATTAGAAATAATGTTTAAAGAAGAAAAAGAATACGCTGCTGAAAATCCTGTAACTCATGCTATTTTTATAGGTATGGTAGAAAATTTACAATCTATTAATAAAGCTGGTATAGATTGGGAAACAATATGTGATATTACACTGGCTTCTGCAGCCTATTGTTTTTTCAAAAGTGGTGGCTCACCAGATGACTTTGTTAAAAAACTTACAACAGTTAGTGTTTCACCAGATAATATAGATATAAATTAGGAGGAAAATATGGAAAAACTAAAAGATATTCTTAACTATGTTAAGGATCATGAGTGGGATTACGTTGATGCTGCATTAGGCGGTATTATCGTATTACTTTTATTAATTATTATAGCGAGTTAAAATCATGCAAAGAAGTCAAATATTAGCTATGGAGAGGGAAGCTAAAAAAACTACTCCAAAGAAAACAGAAAAAACTACTGAAAAAAAGAAAACAACCAAAAAAGGTAAGTAATGGACGATTTAGAATTTAATGCTCTATTGCGTAATGAAATAGAAAACGCATTAGGGTATTATGACTCAGAATACAGTACAGATCGTGTTACTCTCATGGATTATTACATGGGAGAAGAATATGGTAACGAGCAAGAAGGTCGTTCTCAAGTTGTTACAACAGAGGTTGCCGACACTATTGAGTTCATCATGCCTAGCCTTATGCGTATGTTTACGCAGACAGATGAATTTGTAAAGTTTATGCCACGTCAACCTGAAGATGTTGAGGGTGCTAAACAAGCAACATCATACGCAAATTACGTTCTAAACTGTCAAAATAATGGTTTTGTTGTTTTACATAACTTTTTTAAAGATGCCTTGTTACAAAAACTAGGCGTTGTAAAAGTGTATTATGACGAAACAGAAGATATGACAGAAGAAGAATATACTGGTCTATCTGATGACGAGCTAACACTATTGTTGCAAGACCCTGCTGTAGAGATAGTATCGCAAAATACAGAAGAAAGCGGAGAAGAAGGCGTTGACGAAATGGGTATGCCTTTTTCAGACTATTCTGTTTCGCATGATGTTGTAATAAAACGTATGTCTTATGGTGGTATGATTAAAGTTGATAACATTCCGCCAGAAGAATTTTTAGTATCAAAAAGGTCATCATCATTAGAAGATGCTGACTTTGTTGCACACAGAACAACAATGAAAGTAAGTGACCTTATACAGATGGGTTACGACAGAGAGCTTGTTGAAAAATATGCAGGATATACAGAACTAGATACGACATCTGAAGTACAAAATCGTTTTCAAGATGTAGAAACAAATGGTGATACAGACTCAAGTGATATGTCTATGCGTGATGTATTGGTTGTTGAAGCCTATATTAAAGCTGACTATGATGGAGATGGTATTGCTGAGTTACGTAGAGTTGTTACATTAGGACAAGGTTTTGAGATTGTAGAAAACGATACATTTGACCACATACCTTTTGCTTGTTTATCACCAATATTAATGCCACATAGATTAATTGGTAGAAGTATTGCAGAGCTAATTATGGATTTACAGTTAATTAAATCTACTGTTCTGCGTCAGTTATTAGATAATATATATCTTACAAACAATGCTCGTGTGGCTGCGGTAGAAGGTCAAGTAAATCTTGATGATTTATTAAACTCAAGAGCTGGTGGCATTGTTCGTATGCGTCAACCAAATGCAGTACAAGTATTGCAACCACCTATGGTTGGTCAAAATGCTTTTAGTTTATTGCAATATTTAGACGAAATAAAAGAACAACGTACTGGTTTATCAAAAGCATCTATGGGTCTTGATGCAGATGCACTACAAAGCACAACGGCTACTGCAGTTGCTGCACAAATGAGTGCTGCACAAGGTAAAATTGAAATGATTGCAAGAGTGTT